CGACCTTTAGCTTGTAGCTGTGCTGATAGAGCTTTACTTGCTTCTTCTTGTGACTTATACTGAGCCATTAAAACTCCTTATTGTGCAGCTTGTTTACGTTTTGCAGCATAGGCTGCGTAAGGCAATACATTACCATATTTAGCTACATATTTCTTGTAGTCATCAGCGTATTCACCTGAAGGAGGAACCTGTGGAGATGTGCCTCCTAGTTTACGTGAACCTTGTAAAGCACTAATATAAGCATTGTTACCAACAATCTGTGACTCTTTGTATGCTTTTAAATCTCTCAATGCTTGAGCAACACTTTCTTGATTATTCAAGTCGGTATCTTTAATAATTTGATTCATAGCACGAGTTGCGTCGCCTTCGGTTTGTGTACCTTTAGCAGCCAACAGAATATTGTTACGTTCTGTTTCCATAAACTTAGACAAACTATCTAATTTACGTGTGTTTTCATCTTGTTTGCCAGTAAATCTTTGACCTATTGCCACAGCACGAGGACCTAAACCAAACTGAATATCTCCTGCTTCTACTTCTTTAATTAAACCATCTAGTTTAGCATTGCTGTTTGTCAGAATAGTGTTGTTCTTTTCTGCAGTAGCTATTTCTTTAATGGTAGTTTCGCCCATCTTTTCCGGAGCAATTAAAGGTACTAAATCACCAGCATTTCGTGTCTGTTGATATTTAGATAAACTCTCAGGAGTATACTTACCAGAAGAAATTAATGAATTAAGATTTTCACCAGTTTTCTGGTAAACATTAGCAGCATTTAATTGCATCTTTTGAGCAACTTCAACGGCTCTTTGTGCCTGTGCTGGATACTTACCTTGGACGGCTTGAGCAAGTGCCATTAACCCTTGTGGAGTTGTTGTGTCGTATTGACTGGCAATCTGTTTTAATTCTCTAGCTTGTTGTAATTGTGGATCTTCAACACCTAATAACTGTGCTCCAACATTACCTAGTTGTGAACCACCTTGCATTAAACTATAACGAGCAGACTGCATTGGATCTAACTGAGCCAACTGCATATTGCGATTAGCTTGTAAAATCTCTTGTTGTTGTTGATACTGTGCTGGATCTACTCCAAACAAACTACCTACCATTGAATTATCTGCCATTTTTACATCCACCATTCGTTAGCAAAAGCATTACTTGAACTTAAAGGACCGCTACTTGTTGCACCTATTGCATTCATATAATCAGCAGTGCTCTTAGAACTATTTAATAGTCCCATTCCAGTTCCACCACCAGTTATATCTCCAAACCATTCACCAAGTTTACTTCCGGCTTGTCCCATGGCTGCAGATCCTGAAGTTCCTTGAAGAACGTTAGCTAGTGGGTTATAAGACTGATTAGCAACTTGATAAGGAGCAGCAGAAGTGGCTCCAGTTAAACCAAAGCGAGCAGCATTAGCGTTAGCTGTAGACTGTCCTGCACCTAATGTAGTGCTTAAGTCAAATGCATTCTGACCCATTCCTTCAATACTATTAGCAGTTCCGAGAATTGTATTTAAAGGTGTGTATCCTGCTGAAGTTAGGTTTGGAACTCGACCTAACAAGTCTGCTCCTGTACCAAATAGACTAGAACCAAATTGAGCACGTTGTTGACCATAAAGATCTGCTTTGGCAGCTATATCAGCATCTTGTTTTGCTTTAGCATTATATAGTGCTTGCATTTCTGGATTTGTAGCAAGTAAACCGGGACTGCCTACACCATTGTATCCTACAGAAGTTCCGCCAACACCTAAACCAGTGCGTCCTGTTTGAAATTGTTGATTACGCACACCAGCCAATGCTTGTTCATATCCCGGAGCTAAAAGATTACGTTGGTTAGCCATGTAGTCTTGAGCTGCTTGCTCAGGCGACGTAGCAAGATATTGTTGTCCAAGATTGAATAAACTAGAAGCACCGCCATATAAAGGCTGTGCAGCTTGACCAACTTGTGCAGGATTGTAATTTACAGCATTGCCAAGAACACTGCTTGAAATACCTTGTAGTCTTGGGTCTAGTGTATAACCAGCTTGAGTTATCTGTCCTGTAGTAGGATCTCTAGTAAAATTAGATCTACCAAAGTTAGTAGTTATTCCAATAGGATTAAACTGTGAAGACATTTGACCATATTGACCAGCACCATAAATACTGTTACCAGCATTACCTTGTGCTTGGGCAGCAGAGCCTCCTTGAGCCGAACCACCAAGTAGGTTTCCAGCAGCTCCGCCCAGACCCATCCCTAACGAAGCTCCTGCAGGTCCGCCTAAAGCAAACCCTGCAGCTCCTCCGACTAAACTACCAATTGAACTACCCATGATTAATCGCTCCAATAATGAACTTGAACTTCATTGCCTGTGTTTCCTTGTAATTTGACATAAGGTTTAAACCCTAGCTGTTTAATAAACTTCAGATACGCAGGAGAGTCTTGTTCTTTTGCACAAAAAAGAGGACCGCCATGTAGTTCTGTAAATGTAAACCAATCTTTCTTTAATTCTTTTAATACTTTAGGACTCCAGTTATATACTTCACAATGCATAAACTGTCCATCCTGAAACTGTTCTATTGCAAACAAGTAATCTTTTCTAACAATTACTGGTATTTGTATCATGCCTTCATAATGTATGCAAGAGCATAGTATGGAGGTAAGTTCTGATTTGTTCCGTCTGAACCTGCAGAAGTAATTGTCGTTCCTACAGTAATTCCTGTTGTTGCAGAGTTTGTAGCATATGTATTTACTGCAGCGTTTGAGAAAGAGCCACTAATCCAATTATCAGGAGCATTTCCTCTATAAGTCAGAACTCCGTGAGTGTGTCCCGGATCAGTAACAGAAGAAGTTGCAGTATGTGTATGGCTTACATTAATGGCATCTTTTGTACCGCCAGTCTGTGTATAGGACGCAGTAATATTAGTTTTAGCTACACCTCCACTATCTGCAGAAGCACCAATAACAAACTTATCACGTAAATCTGGAGTTCCGTTAGAACCATTACAGAAATACCAACCAGAAGGAACTGTAGCAATTGTTCCTGACCACAACATAATCATACCAGTAGTAAACGCAGAAGCCAGTGCAGTTTGTACAAATGCTGTATTGGCAATCTGAGTTGTATTAGAACCAGCAGTTGCTGTAGGTGCAGTAGGTGTACCTAATAACGCAGGACTAGATACATCAGCTTTCGATGCTACAGCAGAAGCAATAGCTGTAAACTCAGTATCTAATTCAGTTCCTTTAACAATCTTTCCTGCATTGCCTGTAGGAAGAGTATCCTTAGTTGTAAAATTAGTTGACTTTGAATAATCAGACATTATATATTCTTTCCTGTTTTAATAGCTACGTCTACTTTTTGAACAGACAACGGAGATCCATTAATATCTGATTCAAATCCAATTTGTAATACTTTTCCTGATCCTGAAGCATTAAACTTTAATGTATCTAAAGCAATACCATTAGCATATTCTGCTATTCCGTATTCTCCAATTCCATACTCAGCCACAGTAACAGGTTTTAAAGCAAGAGTGCTGCTGTTATAGTTGTTAGTGTAATCAAAGCCCCACTTAATAGAAATAACTTGACTGCTTCCGCCAATAACAACCATTCCTAGTTTCTTAAGAATCTTAATAGATGTTGGTTGTTCAAAGTCAAAATAGTTAGTGTAATAGGACCAACGATAGCTTGCTGTGTTGTCTTGATATCCAGTATAGTTACCAATGTATCCTAACTGTCCTAAATATAGTTTTCTATCTTCTGTTACATGAAACGCTGTAGGATTAATACTCTTCCATATTGTTGTTCTTGCTGCACCATTCTCTAATACACCACGAGTATCGAAACAATAAGTAAAACCAGTTGAAGGTAAAGACAATAAATAAAAAGCATCAGTAGCAAAATAAACTGCTTTAATATTCTTTAAAGTTTCTGTAGCTACGTTAGCAATAAGGTCATCACGTACATTCTTAGACACATCACGTAATGGCATTGACTTTTCTTGAATCAAACGACCAAGAGACTGCACACCGGTTTCAGACAAGAACATAATATCTGAACCATATACGGAAACTACTGAATCACGAGCAATACAACCAACACCTTTAATAACATCTTGCAACGTCATTGTTGCTGGATCTTTAGGATTAGCATAAATAATAATGCTACGTTTACAAAATATAATAAAGAACCCATTATGTGCTGCTAGAGCTACGATACCATCACCAGTAGGAATAACAGTACTGATGTCTAAATAACCTGACGTACCTGTAGTAAAGTTAGTTGGATTCTGTAAGTCACTAAAATAAACAGTTTGATTATTGCCTGTAATGTCAGCCGTCCATAATCGACCATAAGCTGTCATGGCACAATTAGGTGTAAATGTAGTTACAGTATAACCAGTAGGAAGAGTTCCAATGTCGCCTATTCTTTGAAACCCATAAGCACCTGTGTGATTATGTGTAGCATTACCTACTTTATGATATACCAGTGCAGGGTGTCCGCCTTGAACAAATACCGCATGAGCAGAAGTATTTCCACTGTTGTTATAAGGCATACTAGCAATCTGCCAGTTATCGTCTGTAACAGTAATTGCTGTAGTTCCTGTACCAGCAGCATCGACTACTGTTCCATTAATTGCAGCAGTTAATGTCGTAGTTCCTGTGTATACTTTATTTCCTGCACAAGTAAAAACCACATTACCATCAGACTTTACAAATTCAAATACTGTTCTAACTGCTGGACTAGATGTGATAGCAGTTGTATTTACTTTGGTCCAACCCTTACGAGCACCAATACGACCATATTTATCAATGACACAGTTAAATGCTTCTAATGCATACCCACTTGTGAGCTGCACTGAAGCATCTTGAATATCAAGACCAGAGAACCCCGGAGCTTGTATCGAGCCTGTTAATAGAGCTTCTGCCATTAGGCTGTCCACTCCGCTTCTTCACTATAACGACCACTCTCAAGAGCAATAGCGTCACCTAAAGAAGATCTATACATAGCATATGCTTCATTAGAAGCAATACCGCCATCTTCACCACGCTCACCCATTGCACGAGCTAAAGCGTTAAATATAACTGGCTCAGAAGGAATAAGTAATTGGTCTGAGTTAGCTGATAATGGTGGCTGTGGTTTAATAACGTTAAAACGAAGATTATAAACACCATTAGGAATAGGATATAAATCTACTTGAGTATCTCCGTTAGAATCTGTACCATTAAAGTTATAGTATCTTGGCTGATCTTTTTGAGCTGTTTGTATCAGAAACAACTTATTCATTTGATCCGTTGTTTGTAATTCAAGCATATAATCGTTAGTATCATTAATTACATCGATGACACGGAAACGCTGACCAGAACCTACTAATACATAGTTAAATATATCTGCACCAGTTGTAGCAGATAGAGTATCTGATAATGCATTCCAGTTATAAGCGTCTTCACATTGACGCTTTGCATCATTAACAAATTTACCAATAAGCTTTGAATAAGCGTTGTCTGATACAGAAGAAACCTCGTTTTCACGAAGTCTAATCAATACATCATTTACAAGTTGTAAGTAGGTCGGAGATGCCATGGTGTCCTTATTTTAACACATTTTAGACTAAATGTCAAGGTTTTTATATATTTAAGAGTATACTCTTGTGCCTGATTTATCAATAATCAAAGCTTGTTTTCTTGGTTTATCAGTAGTTGTATTAGGAACGCTTATATGAGTCCATGAGTCAAACTCTCTGATTATCTGGTCATATCCTATATCAGAAGACATAATAGCCTTCACAACCTCATCTGGAGTCATTCCGGGGATTCTAATGTCAGCAGCACATCCAATACGATGCTGACTAGTATCTTTGGATCCAACAGAATCATTAACCTGTTTAGATCTAAAACCAGAATTAATCATTACAGGTTTACCACCTAAGACTGTCTTAACTTGCTCAAGCAAAGCTGCCAATCTCATTAGATTAGCTAACTCACTAGCTTTAGGAGTATTGTCAAACTCTCTATGAGAAGTAGCAGTTAACTCTTCAAGGGTAAAGTGTTCACTTAAGTTCATTTAGATTTATTCCTTAGTTCTGTAACCTTCTCAAGGGTGCGTGATCCAAAATATGCACCGAAAACGAGCATACCCCAGTTTCCGAGCAACGTAACATAGGACTCGTTAGCATTCAGTCCAAAGGCAGACATCATGGCAAAAACAAAGTATCCACCAAGAATTGCTATCAAAGCCATGGGTCTAATGTTCTTAGACAACCAAGAGTCAGACGACATGTCTGCTTTCCAGCGATCTGATATGTTGTTCTGCTCATTCATATCAGCTTGGATGTCAGCAAGTTTTCCATCTTGAGCTAACTTAGCTAAATCTAACTGTGCTTGTGCTTTAGCAGCAGGGTCAGGAATTAGCTTATCAACAAGCTTCATTCCTACTCCAATGATGTCATCTATTCCAAACATTATTTAATACCCCAAGTTAAATACCACGCAATAAATGCAGCTACAAAGAAACACCAAAACTGTACTCGTCTTACTGATTTTAAATCATGTTGATATTCTGCAAGATTTAATTTTTCTAGTGCTTCTAATTCATTCTTAATTTTCAATACAGACTCCCACTCTTTAGTTCCATACGTCTTAATAAACTGTTGCTTTAGTTTTAGTTCTTCGTCTGTTATTAATTTACGCTTTTTATATTCTTCTAATGCTTTAAATATTGCTTGTTGTTTTTTAAACTCTGCTTCTCGTTGGGCAGTTATTCGGTCTCTGGCTTGTTGCTGTGCGACATCTACGGCATCATGTCGAATTACTTCAATACTTTTAGATAAGCTTTTAGCAGCTTCTCTACTGGAGTCTAGACTTGAACTAAGTCCTTTGACTCCTTCGGATAACCCAAATGGATCTGGCATTCAACTTAACAATCCCACTTTTTAAGTGCTAACGCTTTACGAGTAGGTCTTCCTTTAGCGTCTTTCATAGGACCTTTAACACCTTCCATACGAGCACAGAAACTCTTACGTCTACTAGCAGTTTTAGTAGACTTTGCATCTTCCTTAGCAGACACTGGTGGCTTTAACTTAGATCCAGTAGTTTTATTATAAAAGTCTCTACCTTTTTGATTAAGTCCACCTTCAGGATTCTGATATACTTTCTTAACCATTATTTCTTCTTTTTAGCAGTCTTAGCAGAGTCTTTAAAAGCTTTAGCTGTAGGAGCACCTTTCGATCCAACAGGACGCATCTTTTCACCAGAGCCAGCAGCTATACGCTTTTTCTTGGCAGCGATATTGGAATACAAGCCCATCTTAGTAGCCACGGCTTGAACCCATCTTCTTAGCTGGTTTTTTAGTCATACCAGCTTTGCTCATTGCAATAGCGATAGCTTGCTTCTGTGGCTTGCCATGCTTCATCTCAGTCTTAATATTAGATGAGATAGTCTTTTGTGATTTACCGGATTTGAGTGGCATATTATTCCTTAGATCAGTTCAGTTACAGAAAATGTAGAAGATGTTACACCAGAGTCTTTAATAACAGCAACCTTGTCTCCCGGATTTACTTTAACAAAAGTAACACTATTTGTTGGACACATAGGGCTTGTTGTGATAGATGCAGTTGGTGCTGTACCGATTGCAAAATGACAATGACCTAAAGATGCAGCAATACAAATCATTGTTGTGTTTGCACCAAAGGCTGTTGAAGCTACGCTAGAGTTTGTAACAGTAAATACTTGAGTTGTTCCTAAAGCAGGAACTCCGTTAGCTACTCCATTAGGGTCTAGTTGAAATGTACTCATAATATTTTATTACTCCAAAGTTAATAAATAAAGGGTTTCAAGATACTGTCCTACAATCTCATCAATGATGTTTTGTATTGCAGTATCTTCTTTTGGTACAGCTTGATAACGAGCTTTTTCAATCCAATCTAAATGCTTGGTAAGCACTGTGATAGGATCTTTAGAGTATGTATCTTTCTCTTCCAATGTAGGAACTTCTACACGTCCATTTCGTCCCTGATATTTCTCCATCAAACTATCTGTGAGTTCAAGGATGTTGTCATAGAACTCATTGAGTGTCTTATGCTGTGAGAAACTCAGAGTAGCCCAATGTTGTCTGTGAGCTGTATCTCTTGAGAGAAGCAGTAAAGCAATTAATTTACCAAACATAATGGTCCTAACCGAAGTGTTTTAAAATCCAGTCTTTGAAGACTGTTAAGAATATACCAATACCAGAAGCTAAGAAAGCTACTCCACCTAAGAAGCCTTTATAACGAAGCATCTCATCACGTACTGCATGAATACAGTCTAGTATCTCTTTCTGGCTTTCTTGTAGCTTTTCTACTTCAGCTTCTAACACAGCGATACGCTCTATCTGTTCACTCATTAGCCTACCAAAGCCTTAACTTCATCTTGGGTTAAACCTAATGCGGCTAGTTTAGCTAGTGCAGAAGCCTTTGTATCTTTGGCAGCTTGTTCTTTAGCGGCTACTGCGACTTGTGTAGATTCCCATAAAGCATCTAGTTCTGCTTTTGTTGGCTTTGTAGAAGAATCTAGCCAATCTAAACCATTATAAGAATCGCCATTAAGTGTCCATTGCTTACCAGCATAGTTTGTTACAAGAATTTGTGCGTAATCAATCATCCTGCAATCTCCATAACTGTGATGGTTGAAATAAATCTTCCATAACCTGTATTATCAGCATCCACACTTGTTCTGTTTAAATATACGGCAACACCACTATCGTTAGACCGCCATTTGATTTTATAAGTTAATGCAGATGTTGTTGCTGGACTATCTAAATACTCAAATGACATAGAAACTGGCTGATTTGCTGCTGGGTTTCCTGAACAAGTGCTTGCTGTTAATCTAGCCCTACTACCTGAAGCATCTCCAATGCCTATATCTGTTCCGTTTCTATCTAATACTACGCTTGCATGGGAACTTGGTGCTCCAACAACAAAACTAGCTGTAACATAAAACTTACTTGATGCAAATTTAGGAGTAATTGAAATAGACATACCAGTAATATCTACTGTTGTGTTTGAAGTAGTAGTTGCAGTATCAGATTTAGTTGTGCTAACCACTTGCAATATCTGACCAGCACTAGCTTGTGTAGTAGCGTTGTTAAATGTAAGACCATTAGTTCCATCAATAATCATTGACATTATTCATTCTCCGCAGGTTCAGGAGTGTTGCCTTCAGAAATCCATTTTAGGTAGTCTTGGTAATCTGTGTTGTCAGGATTAAAAGGTATAAAAGCACCATCGCTTAGTCTTTGCACAGCATCCGTTTGTTTTACTAATTTATACATTTATAACTCCGCAGTTCCTGAAATACAAATAGAGTATTGATTACCAGCCGTTAATGTATTGCCTGTATTATCAACAGTAACATTTCTTGTTGATGTACCAACTACTCTTGCACCAGAAGCAGAGCCAAAATTACCACCTGAATTTCCCCATTGACCAGCAGTTCCACTTGTATAAGGGTTATATGTTGTGCAAGTTGGTGTTGTTCTCATCTCTACTGGCAAAGACCAGTTTGCATAAGGCTCTAATGAAGTTGAACCACCTTTACCCATTATGCCGTTGCTGTTTGAAGCATTTGCCGCAGTTACGGCAGTTCCTTGTGAAAAGGTAGAAGCAAAATACCTTTGGCATAATTGCAATTCGGTAGTGTATTGACGATACTCAAATCCAGTAGCATTACTTCCTACTTCTAGTTGAACACCAGTAATGTAGAAGGTTGCTCCGTTTGTTCCTACTACGGATGTTGCGCCTGTTGCTGAAGTAAGCAAAGACCCTGCCCATGCACCAGCAGTACCACTTACTGTTGAACCTGAACCCAAACTAAAATTAACAAGTATTCCAGCACCATTTGTTGTGTCCCAAGTTCCGCTTGTATCGCCAGCAATGGTTACTGTTTTAGATTCGTAAGTGTTAGCAGATGAAATTGTGTAAGTAAATGGATAACAACGAGAAAAGTTACTATTAGCAATAACTCCACCAAAAGTACCTGTTAATGAACTACGAACTTGAAATGACAAAGTAACCGTTTTAGCGTTTGCAGTACCCCATCCCAAGTCGGCAATATTAAAACCTTCAATGGATTGCTGAAGTAAACAATACTCAGAAGCACCAATTGAATACGCAGAAGTAGAAGTTGCTAACAAAGATTTTGAAAAACCTGTAGCTGTTGTTGAGCTTTGTTGCACACTAAATTTTGATGCTACATTCATAACTGCTTGCCATCTATCCAATGTATAAGCAGAAGAAGTAGGAGTAACACTAGCACCAGCGTTCCGTTGGTCGATTACCATCGCACCATTGATAATGCGATTCTTCATAGCAGAAGCATTACCAGCACCTAGTATTCCACCGCTTGTAGAAGTCTGAATTACATCAGCGTTTACTGTTCCGTATGGCATTATGCTAATTCCTCATCTGTAGGTTTAGCTAGTGTAGGGTGTTCCCATTTAGCAATATAATCGCCTTTGCCGTCTGAATCGTTTTGTAGTGTGATTACAGTTAGGAAATCCTGTTGTGTAAGACTAGGATATAAAGCCATGATTTTTTCGTACATTATGCCGCCCTTACTAAACAACCTGATACATAAGTCCTTGATGGAGCAGTTCCACCAATAAAAGCTAATGTTCCAGTTCCTACAATATATCCATAAATTTCAATGTAATCAGTTGAACCATTCATATAAAGAATGTCCGAAACAGTAGTATCGCCATCATTACCAACGGCAGTTCTAGAAATATAAGTTCCAAGTCTGTAAGAAGTACCATTTTTATAAATTGCACAAAATAAATCTGTGCTTGAAACAGAAGCAGTAAACGCACAATAAGCATTTATTTGGTAATAACCAGCAACAGTTGGAGTAAACCTATTGGAAGCAAAATTATTATTAGTATCAAAAACTTCTGTGTCAAAAGTAATTTTTGTGGCTGTTGCACTACTAATACCGCTTTGATTTGCAGATAGATATGCAGCAAAAGCTGGCATATTACCGCTAACCATTACTGTGCCAGTAGCGGCTGGAAGTGTTGCAGTATTTGTTCCTGATACGGCTGGAGCAGCTAATGTAATAGCACCGCTTGTATCGCCTGAAATGACTACTGAACTCATAGAACCACCCACCTTTGACCTGAAGCTACTGTAACTGATTGACCACTTGCTACTGTCATAGGACCAACACTCATTGCATTGTTTCCTGTGGCTATTGTGTAGCTTGACGATACAGTTGCACTATTAACCACTAAACCATTAGAAGCTATAACTTGACTTGCTGACAAATCGCCTGTGCTTGGCTTATACAAATACTTTGCATTGCTTGTATAAATCGTTGTAGGTGTACCAGTAGTCGCTGCAGCAAATAAAGGATAAAGATTACTTGCTGTACTTGTGTCGTTACTTAATGCTGCTCCTGCAGAGACTGTACCCCATGATGCAGTTGTGCCATCAGTAGTTAAATACTTTCCTGAGTTACCTGTCTGAGAAGGTAAAGAACTTACTGTAGCAGTAGATACAGCAGTGATTAAACCTTTGCCATTTACAGTAATAACTGGAATAGATGTTGTAGAACCGAATGAACCAGTATTGCTATTAACTGTTGCTAGAGTTGCATTGGTTATTGCAGTACCAGTATTACCAGATAGAGTTAAATCTCCACCAGTTACCGATATAGAGCCTGATACTGTTGCAGTTGAAACCGCAGTAATTAAACCTTTGCCGTTTACTGTGATTACAGGAATTGCAGTAGTTGAACCAAAAGACCCTGTATTGGTATTAACAGTGGCTAAAGTTAATGCACTTGTATTTACAGTGCTTGTTGCGTCACCAGTAAATGCAGGAAGTCTTGCAGCAGGTAAAGTACCACTAGAGATATTTGCAGCATTAGTTGTATCTGTAGTTGCTGATGCAACCAAACCTAAAGATGTGCGACCTGTAGCTGCAACTAATCCTGTTGCTCCACCATCCCACTTGAGTCTATCAGCATAAGCTGAATCTGCAGTAGTTCCTTGAGCAGCAGTAGCATACGCAGTAGATGCAGTAGTTGCTGCTGTGCCTAAACCTAAATTAGTTCTTGCAGTAGCTGCGTTAGCTAAATCACTAAGGTTGTTGGCTCTATATGCATATGTTGTATCTGCACCTGTAGCAGTAACACCTAAGTTAGTTCTTGCTGTGGATGCACTTGCTAAATCAGATAAATTATTAGCAGAAGCTAAATAACCTGCACCAGAAACATAAGCTGCCACCCATGCAGAACCTGTATAAACTTTCATTGCTCCAGATACAGAGTTGAAGTATAAAGAGCCAGCAGCTAGAGCGTTTCCATCATTATCTAATGTAGGGTCTGAAGTCTTACTACCTAAGTATCTGTCATCAAAATTATCATAAGCAGCTAGTGTAGCGTCTCTTGCTGCCTCAGCAGCAGTCTGTGCTGTTGCTGCATTAGATGCTGAAGTAGATGCTGAACTTGCAGAAGAAGCTGCGTTGCTTGCGTATGTTGATGCTGAAGATGCTGAAGTACTTGCTGCACTAGCTGACGAAGCTGCATTGGTTGCAGAAGTAGATGCAGCAGACGCTTGAGTTGTTGCTGTAGAAGCACTATTAGATGCGTTAGTAGCATATGTGCTTGCTGAAGATGCTGAGTTACTAGCATTAGTTGCTGAAGTAGATGCGTTACTTGCTTGGGTAGTTGCAGTGCTTGCTGAACCAGATGCAGAAGTTGCAGACGTAGCTGCATTAGTAGCACTTGTTTGTGCTGCAGTTACTGATGCACTAATTAATAAGGCTTCACTGGCAGCATCTGCAGTAGCGTCGCCAGCACCACCAGCACCACGATAGATAGCCATTATTAAGCCTTTGTTTTAGCTGTTTTCTTTTCTTTGATTTCTACAACAGGTTTAACCTCTTCGAGGACCTCTACGTAGCCGGGGTGTGAACGCATACTAACAATATCTTGTTCAAGATCAAATTCAACAGTATTATTAGTTTCAATACATTTAAAGACTGCCATTTTATATCTCCACAGTTTATTTTAAAGCTCTTGGTAGAGCACTAAAGTAAACTGCCCCACTCTCTATGAGCAGGGCAGAACCTAGTTTCTAGGTATTAGGCTGGAACAGCCAATGCTACAGCAGAACCATCACGCAACTCTTTAACACCATAGATTGTATCTGCAGTGAACAAGTTACCAAGGTACTCTTGTTTGTATTGAGTCTGTGAACGAACAGCCATTTGCTCAGCTAAAACTGCGAAGTCACGATGACCTAGCAATGCAATACGAGCAGCACCTGAACCTGATGTTGTATCAGCGTTAGTAGAAACGAATACTGGAATACCATATACGTTACCAATTTCGCCTGAACGGATTGTGTTACCACCACCAACTTCACC